TCAGAAATTTTAACAACGTGAATAATTGATTCTGCATCATCTAAAGATGTAGCTGTGTAAGGTACAACTAAATCATCAGCTGGTACAAATTTAGAAACTGCTCTTTGCATTATCTCATCATAATAAACTTTTTTAAATGCAGATCCTGATAGTGGTAAATAAAATAACATTTGATCAAGTTCAGCTTCATACTCTTTCATCTGATCCATGATTTGATAATTCATAAAGTCTTTGACTCTCGCTGCTTGCTGCTCTCTTTCAGCTGAGATCTGACCTATGATCTGTGTACGTACAGGTCCACCTGCTGGTAACAATTCTTTATAAGCAAGTGCTTGAAATTGTGTAACTGCTTCGGCTAGTACAGGATGTGTTGCACCTGATGCACCTTTGAATGGTTCTGTTTTACTTTCGTATTTAAATCCTAATAAATCTAATCCTGATGTATAAGATTTTTCCCAATCACTTCTTGAAGATTTATAGTCTTCGTAATTAGAAAAAAGTTCCGAGCCTATAGGGGCGAGGACGTTCTCTGGTAATAATTCTGCTAAGTTTGCAAAGTGCCCTTCGTCTTGTCCAGGGTTAACTTGCGATGGATCAAAGTTAACATCAACACTTCCGTCTTCGTTCTCTTGAACGTCAACAGGTTCTTGAGGATCTTTTTGTTGTTCCTCTAGCTCGATGTTAATATCTTCTTCGTTAGGTATATTTATAGTTTGCTCAACGTTTGGAAGAGCCTTGTCCATATCTGCCATTTATTTTCTCCAATCTTGCGACCTTAACCTTTTTAATAGGAATATTCAAGCCCTGTGGGTTAGGTCCTCTTTTCGGTGGTGTAGTCTTGGTTAATTTTTTCATACTACCAATAGTAACTATATTTTCTAGGAGGTGATTTCTCTTCCTCATAATCTTCAGGGTGAGTTATTAATCCTCCCTGTCTAAATCTCATAACAGCTTGTGTCATAGAGTCAACTAAATCGTCATGATCTCCATAAGGGAAAGCAGCACACTCTTCCATAACCTCTTGTGCAAATTTTTTATCTGTTGGAGCCCATATCATACCACTTTCAAATAATGGTGCAACAGAATTAACTCTAGTATGCTTATCATTTCCTTTTGATGGTGTGAAGTTGACTACAGGTATTCCCATAGCTCTAAGCTCATAAGTAAGTGGTAGTCCTGATGCCTTAGCCTCAACTAACACAGTTTCTGGTTGCCAGTAGTCATACTGTTCTTTCGCTACTCGTCTCAACTCAGGAAATTCTAGTCTCTCTTTCATAGCGTCGAGTAAAATTAAATTAGCTGGTGAATCCTCATTCTCCTGAAACACGCCCCACGTTGTAATGGCAGAGTAATCGGCAGTTTCTTTTTTCATGAAAGCAGTATCGTAAGATTGGATAACATGTTTTAAAGAGGGTAAACTATCCTTGTCCCAATTCTTCCACCACTCTCTTTTTATAATTGCACCTTCTTCAGAAGAAGGATTCTGCATCCACTGTGCATTCCACTTACCAACTGACAGTGATGCTTTAACAGCTTCAAGTTCATCTAGTTTCCAGTAGCCTGGCCAAACAGGTTTCTTACTTGGCAAAATTGCTGGGAACTCTACTACTTCCCATTTATCAGCTTTGATTTCTTTTTGTGATTTTAATAACATACCTGTTAAATCTTTTGTATTCCATCTGGTCATTACACAAACAATTTTACCACCTGGCTGTAAACGTTGTCGAGGACCTGATGTATACCATTCATATGCTCGCTCAAGAGCTTGCATGTTCATAGCATCTTGCTCCGAGTGTGGATCATCTATAATTAATAAATCTGCACCCCGACCTGTAATCGCTCCACCAACACCAGCAGCAAAGTATTCTCCACCTTGTGCAGTTTCCCAACGTCCAGCAGCTTTACTATCTTCTTGTAATCTAGTTTGAAATACCTTCTGGTATTCTTCACTATCAATCAGGTTCTTAGCCTTACGACCAAACCTTACAGCAAGTTCTCCTGTGTGGGTTGTTTGAATTATCTTTAGCTTGGGAGTACGACCTATCATCCATGCCGGTAATAGTGATGACGCAAACTCAGACTTAGTGTGTCTTGGTGGCATATTAACAATAAGTCTTTTAATCTTGCCGTTAGCCATGTCGTTAAATTTTTGTGCAATAATTTTATGGTGATAGCCTTCTATAAAATCAGGCCATATGTGTTTTACAAAGCTTAAAAAATCACTTCTTATCTTATCTTCTTTCTTTTTCTCTTCTAACTGTAAGTACATCCTCATGAAGTCTTTACGGACATCAGCAGGTAGTTTCTTTATTTTTTCTAAATCAATTTTCATTTTGAAAAATTTTTTGCAGAATTTTTTTGAACTTCTGTTTTTAACGATAATCGTTGTACTACTTATTATTTTATAAATCAATAATGATTTTGGAGCCTTTAAGCGTACAAATCCGACAACAGTAACAACAATAAAAAATATAGGGGTAAAAAAGATAAATGGTTAATAAGGGCAATAACTATTTTGGCATGGCACTGGTACCTCTATTAGTTGTGGCAATCCTAACTTGCCACTCGTCACTCCAAACTAGATGCGAGTCGCTAGACTATTAGACGAGTAGCGAGGATCTAAAGCTCTAAGAATATTAATAACTAAATGATTTTATAGGAGACTTAGACTTGTTCGAATACTTTCAAACAATCTGCGAGTCCAATTGCTAAAGGTTCTAGCTTCGAGCCACGTGCAACTAGGGATTGAATCTGATCGCCACCATAAAGCAAGACCTCACAAACTTTTGACGAGTGGCGAGAGGTTGTGATTTTTAAGTTTTGATTTATGTTCTTTAAAATCATAATGAATGTATTCTTTGGAAACCTATAAAAGAAGGCTATTTGATGGGGTGAAAATCTAGGCTTTGAATTACCTTTGATTACTTTCAACTCTATTGGAAACCAATTATTATTAGAGTTTATTGCAAAAATATCAGGAGTTCCAAGTAATGCAGTGTTTTCAATACGAACAAGAGAAATACCTTTTAAATTATCTTTCAAATATCTGTAGAAATCTTTCTCTTTATAATTCTTTTTCATTGCAAAATTTAAGGTATCAGTTGTGTGATATAAATGCAACAGTTCCAGGTAGTGTTGCAATAATACAACACATTTTTAAAGCTTTATTTAATTAAAAATAAACTAAATTAATTAAATGTTTGCTTGATTGTCCTACATGATATGTTAGATTTAATTATGAAAGCAAAAAAAATAAAAGGAGAAACAATGAGCGACATAAATAAAATGAAAGAGTTGACTAGAAACTTTAATAATCTTTTAAACAAAGATTATTACAAAGAACGAATGGAACCAAAAACAATAACTTCATTACTTGAAGACTTAGAAGACCTAGTTGGGGATTACCAAAGAGATAAAGTTTCTAAAAAACAAGTTATTGAAACTTTGGAAAGCATAGTAAAATATGAAAAAAAGGAGAAAATATAATGAAAAATAAAGAACACATTAAGCAATATGGTAAAAAATTAGATTATACATTTAAACAAATTACCGAATATATGGAAGAAGAGGTTGGTAATAGAGATAGTTTAATTTTTGCATTGTTAGATGGTCGTAAGAAAATTTCTGATCTTAACAAAGAAATTAAAACATTTTTTGAAGAGCAATCGGAAACCTATACAAGAAATATTTTATCTCAAAATGAAAAAGATTATCACGATCAAATGGAGAGGACATCAGACGATCCACCAATTAAATAGGCCGAAACACCCTTTTTAGGGTGTCTGTTGTTAACTACAACACTGACGAGGTCAGAAACACAAACAGAAAGAGGATAAAATGATAACACCAAAAAATAAAGAACTAAGTAAATTGGTTTTATGGGAAGACAGAGGAAATACTGTATTATATAAAATAGAAAATAATACTTTGCTTTTTTCTGATACTTTAGATCAAGGAGGAATTACTTTTGACATAGAGGATATGCAAGAGGGTGATTTCAACCTTGTTGGAAGTGAAATTGATTATAAGCCTATCTTGAAAAAATTAGGTTTAAACGATGAAGAAGTTAATCAATGTATAAAGAAAGAGAATAAGATAAGTAATGACACAATAGATAAATTAACTGACATTTATGTTAAGTGGGGAGAAGACAACAATATAAAAGATC